CAGCTGAGATAACGAGTGATCGACTGCCGGATCCACCAGTAAACGTAGGTGGAAAGCGCGTAACCCCTTTCAGGGTCGAACTTTTTTATACCGTGCGCCAGTCCAATGTTTCCCTCCTGCACGATGTCGAACATTTCCGACCTTCGCGCATGGGGCGTATACCGCTTTGCGATCGAAACAACCAAGCGTAGGTTGCAGTTGATCAGTTTTTCGTACGCTCGCCGTCCGATGCGCTCCTGTTTCTTAGTCAGATTCTCCGTATTGACCCAAGTTTGCACCTGACGAGCCAGCATGATTTCCTGCTCTTTAGTGAGCAACGGATACCGAACAATGTCCTTTAAGTATTTACTAAAGCCCTCCATCAATTAAAACCCGACCTCAACAATTTGGGGGATACCCACAAAGGTATGACTAAGAGCCTTTGCAACTGCAGAAGCCTGCTCATAGGTGACATAAGAGCAAGCATCCTCTGGAACGTCAGTGAGTCTAATACCGCTACCTGTCTGTTCGTAAGAAGCAGCCAGATAAACGGGCTCAAGAGAAGGGCGTGTGATGCTTAGTGCGTAGCGTGGCATGGTTGGTGTTTTTGGACCACGGGAGCAAAATAGTGCGCATCACCTGGAGCGTCAACGGATTACTACAGGAGTAATCAATCTTTTTTGAGTCTCATCCTGCCTTCAACACGACGGCGCACAGACTCTTGCCAAACCTCCTTATCCTTCTCCAGCGCTTCGTTATAGACCTCCCCGGAAGTGTCTAGCTGGAGCATTTTGTATACAGCCTCACGCACCCAAGCACTGGGACGCATACCGGCTTCCTCCGCTAATTGATTGACCAAAGCGGCACGATTTGGATCAATCAGGATCTGCAGGTAAGTCTTATTCCCGTGCCGAACGGCCATGTAGTACAACAGTGCTTGTTATAGTCTAGCACTCTGTTACCAGTTAATTGAGTCATCAACATGCTTGCGCCACCCCTGTAGTTGGTCTTTCCGGGACTTGGTGCGTTGCTTCCGACAGCCCTGCCTTATCTCCCTAGCTTTCTCAAGGAAATTAGCTGCCCTCTGCAAATCTGCAGTTGTCGCACGGGCGATCTCGTACTGCAGATATGTGAGAATTACTTGCCGACCCGTCTTCGGCTGCATAAGCAGCATCCATCACTTCCGCGAGACTATTGTAATAACCAATTTTGGATGAGACGTGATAGGTCCAACCACGATTCGTGCGGTAAACGCTGATCATCAGACCACATGCCTCCAAGAGCGGAATGCAAGAAGCTCAGCCATGGCGCATTGAGATACGCCATAGCTTTGGATCAAAGACGTAACGGTGGCACCGTTAGCGTGTTTTTCACGAATCTCCCGGACTAGCTCTGGAGTAAGCCGGGAGTTACCGTTTTTCTCGCCTGTGATTTTGGCGTACTTGCCTCTGGACATTAGGTTCCACCTCCTGCACTAATGAATTTCAGACCACCGTTTGCCAACCGAGGGTTCCGCCAGGGGCGGGATGTCACCCAACCACTTCGATTCGGCGGTCTCCATGACTTGTTTTAGCTGGTCCGCCCAGTGCTGAGCCTTGTCTTCACGCACCAGCAGCAAAATTTCATCATGGATACAGGCCGCAATCCGCACTTCGTCCTCCCCAGCTTTCGAGAGCAGGGGCCAGAGATTACCCAAGGCGCATTTAAGGATGGCTGCACCAGCGCCCTGGATCGGTGTGTTGCACCGAACAGTTAGCCGATTCATATCGCCAGGCAGCAACCGCCGCATACCTGAACCAGGAATCCGCACCTCAGCAAACTTATCCCCCTCGCTCTTCTTCGCAGCATCGGAGTTGTCCTGCTGCCACTGCTTAATCCCGTGGTACGTATCCAACCACTGCTGTCGGATATTTCCGGCCTCCTCGATCGTCATAACGATGCCAGACGCACCAGCGTAATCCCGCAGCCCCTTAGCTCCAGACCCGTAAAGCAGGCCAAAATTTGCAGATTTTGCAATTTGCCTAGAGCACCCAATGGCTTCAGCAGTCACGGTATGGAGGTCTTCCCCATCCTGGAACGCCTTGGTCATCCTCTCGTCTTCCGCCACTGCTGCAGCGAGTCGAAGTTCCATCTGACCAAAATCCGCATCAACAAGCATCCAACCATCAGGAGCTTCAACGCATTGACGGAACTCTGTATCCCTGGGGATCTGCTGATTATTCGGTTTAATGCAGGACATTCGACCTGACTCTGCCCCGAGCTGCAGATAGCTGGCACGAACAAAACCATCGGGGTCCATTTTGTCGAGGATTGATTCGACCATCTGTCGCCGCTTCTCCGCCTTCTTCCAAGCGAGATAGGTCTGCACAACATGATGATCCGCGGCGTGCTGCTGGAGCGCAGCTCGCGACGCACTGTTTTTACCTGTCTTGGGGTCTTTGGGTGCTTCCCCCAGTAGAGCAGCGAACTTTTCCAGCAGTTGCTTAGGGCTATTCAGGTTGAACCCCGCCTCTCGCTTGGTCCCAAGACGAGCAACACCAGTAGCTTTAGGCCGGAGGTTGAAGACCGTTGGCGCGTTCTCCAGCTCCTCGATCTCCTCGTACCACTGCTCATATTGCTCATCGTCGTGTCCCATTTCGGTGACCAAGCTCCTGAGCTGCGCAAGTCGCTGAGGATTACCCGTTTCTCTGGGCAGCTTGTGTTCTTCTGGAAGCGCCGCATCCAACTCTCGTAAAAAGTCTCGACCGAGCGCATCAATGTCGTGCTGGTAGTCATTACGTAGCTGTTCAAGGCTGGAACGGTTCCAAGGCAGCCCGGTACGCCACATCTGTGCCATAGCCGGAAGCGCTTTGCACTCTAGTTGGAAGGCGCTAATCAGCCTGACCTTGGCAAGCATTTGTGTAAGAACAACCTCCAAATCCAGAAGCAACTCCACATCCCTAGCGGCGTAGACCAATTGGTCTCGACTTAAGACTGGAGCGCTCCAATCAGACTTTTGTTGTTCCTTATCCACCTCAACCTTGAGGTAGCGCTTAGCGACCTGTGCCAGACCGTGCTTGAGGTTAGGTGTGCCGTTGTAGTGCAGCTTGCTGGCGAGCATTGTGCAGAGAACACGCCCCTCGACGTAGATACCTTGCTCCTGAAGCCAACCAAGATCAAACACAGCGTTGTGCGCGATCCAGGTTCGCTCCGTAGAGAAAAACTCCTCTAGGCGCTTCCAGTCCTGCTCTTCCAGCTCAAAGCAGTCGATGATGACGATGACTCTGGCGGTAGAGCATCCGAGCTGAATCAAACGCAGCTTGCCCTGCTCTGGTTGCAGCTGGAGCGTCTCGGTATCAAAGGCAATGGAATGGGCAGTCGAGATCTCATCGAGATGCTCGACGCCATACAGAATTTTGTAGTCAGACATTGGTGGTGTCAGTTTTAGTTGGGTTGATCAGAGGTCGAGGTAATCAGGCACCTCTTCCATCTGGTACTCAGGCAGCGCTTCAGCCTCGAACTCCGACTCATGGCGCCCGTCCGAAGCGTACCAGCCGCTGTCATCCATACGCCAACCGGCTTCAATGCGCTTCTGCGCTTTCCAGTTGAACCATTCTTCGTGCTCAGGCAGGGGGTAGCCCAGCTCGCATTCCCAGTCAATGTCCGTAAAGCCGTTAGGGGTGTACCAGCCGCCCTCATCAGGCTCCCAGCCTTCAGCAGCACGGGCATCACTAATGCGGTCCATCTCGGCCATAGCTGCATCAACTTGTGATGCAATTTTGCCGTAGTTTTCCCACTGTGCAGCGCGTTTCATGTTGTGTTCATCCAGCTCCGCTTGCATATAGGCAGGAGCCGTCTTCATCTTAATGTGATCGAGTGGGTGGGTAGACATGATCATGAAAGAGGGTCGTTAAATGGGTCAAGTTCAAATTCGGAGATCAGCCGGTTCAAGTACCACTGAGCTTTGCGTAGGTCTTCGGCGCCACCCTTTTGGCGGTAACGCCAGAGATACTTTATGTTGTTGCCACGCAGATACCCAAGAAATTCATCTTGCGTCATCTGCGCTTTGATGGCGTCGATGCACTCAATGTCACCGCTTTGGTAATGAGCGGGATTGATTGCGCTACTCATCATCAAACTCAATAGGTGGGATAACAACCCAGTCATCGATCCAGGCGAGCATCTGCTCTACCTGCTCTTGCGTTGGAGCGTTGGTGTGATCGATCGGGTCGTCCCAGAGTAAGACGCCCTTACAAGCAGCAGTAGCGAACTCAGGTGGGTCGTACAGCGTTGCCGGAGCAACCTGCACCGCATCTTCGACATAAGCCTGAACCTCGACGAGGTCAGACCCCTTGGAATAACTGAAAGAGATGAGCTGAGGCATGGGTGGCGCCTTTGACTACTCGATTACAGTAGCACCTATGCTTCGAGGTAGGAAGTGATGACCGGGAAGATGGCCGAATCGTAATGACTGATCACACTGGCATCGATGCCCGATTCCAGCGCAAGCTCGATGTCGCGCTCTAACCGACAAAAATCCTCTGGATCGTCCGCATAGATGTCTTCGCAGATCCTTACCGCCTGCCCATCGAAGTCATAAGCGGTGTAGCGGACAATCGCTAAATAGCCCGGATCCCGATTAAGGGTGTAGTAGGTGATGGTCGATAGCTGTTCCATTGAGCCGCCTGGACCGTCACCAGTCTGGCCACTCCTGAGAAAGTTGAACATAATAGGACAGTAAGTAGCGCTCGGACCATGCAAGTGAAGCGTGAATTTGTCTACGAGCGCTTCAAGCGCGACATTTACGGGGTAGAGGATGTAAAGAAACTTCAGGAAATTGCCTGCAAGTTTTTACACCTCTACCTAGCTCAGCAAGAAGCTGTCGAATCTTTAATCAACCAGAAATGGTTACCCAAAGCAGACGACAAAACAGCTCAATAGTCCCCTTTCCGCTGCTTGCGGGCTCGAATCAACTTCCCAGTCTCATCAAAGCATTCGCGGCGAATTTCGTATGGAATAGCCCTCAGTATTTGGTGCAAACGAAACTGCAAATACTGATCGTTGTCATCAGCTGGAGCGCCAGTAAGTTCTGCTGTACTCAGGCCATTACTGATTGCGCTGACGAGCCACGCCCCGAAGGTGGGTGACTCAAGCAAATCTCGGAGCAGGATTTTTTCTGAAGCGTCAAGAACCTTGTCAGGCAGTGCGTTTTGAGTCGCGGTTGTCATTACTTAAAAAAGCTTAAGTTGTGCCGGTGGCCCGGTATCAGGGAGGCTAGCTGAGTCCTCCCTGGTCCGAGCAAAACGAGTCTTGCCCTGGCGGTCCCGTATGGCAAGGGATTCCCAGAAGACGTACCAGGCGGGGTCTTCGCTTTCGTCGTTTTCGTCGTTTTCCACAACCTCACGGGAAACCAAGTCCGCCGCCAGACCAGGAGGCCGGATGGAGCGGAAGTAGGAAGCCCACTCCCTAGCCGCCTGTCGGGCAGCCAGGGAATCGGGATTAGGGAACTTGTCGTGGGTCAGTCCCACTGCTTCCAACCTTCTTCGAGCATCAGGTCTAGCTCCTCTTTGGTGCGGTCGCCGTCATCGTCCCTCGCGCGGGGATATTGATCTGAGTGTCCACCTGGGGCAGATCCCGCTCCAGCACTGGGTTTAGCAGGTGGACACCCCCCTGTTTTCGACCCAAAGTGTCCACCTGGTTGGTCGGAGCAGGTGGACACATCATCCAAATTTGGGGAGTGTCCACCTGGTTGTCCACCTGCAAAACCCGCACCAGCACTAGCTTTCGTCCCAGGTGGACACATATCACCATCCTCCCCGCACGCGAGGACTGCTCTGTAGTGCTGGATCGGACTACCTCCTCCCTTTTTCGGGGTCGTCATCACCACCTCAATCAACCCCCTCTTCACAAGGCGCTGGAGCGACTTCTGGATTGCGGCGACCTTGCCACCCACGATTGGATCGGAGTTGAGGTCCGTCCGAGAGAAAGTGCGGGGGTATCCAACCCGCAACCGCTGCAGAACTCGATCAGTGATTCCACTGGGAGCAGCGTTGGTTGGATCGACCTCAGGGGTGAAGTCAGCGATGGAGAAGCTGAGGTCATCTTCCTGGCGCATGATCAGCGACGTCCCAGAGCGCCCAGCACGGCTCTTCTCGATCGTGATGACCCGAGAGTGCGCTGGAGCGGTTCCCTTCTCCACCTGGTCCTTAGAGGGCTTCTTCAGCGCCCAGGTCTCATCCACAGCGTCACGAATAGCGGAGGTGCCCCTAAAGCCGCCCTGCTTGTTGGCGTGATGAACGATGAGGATCGTGGCCGCAGGGAACAGCACGCCGTTATTCCTGGTGAGCCAGTAGAGGGGCGTCGCAAAGTCGGATTTGTTCTCATCAAAAGCTCGACCACCGGAGCAACCGATGAGCGAGTCAATGACAACCAGAGCGGGCTTGACGTCGCGCATCATCTTGATGAACTGCGCGTACCGCTGGAGCGACCAGTCCGTAAGGATCTTGGTTCGATCGTCCAGGGGGTACTCCACCTCCTCCAGCTGCTCTTTGAGCTGAATCAGGGGCTGATCACCATTCAGCAGCAGAACAGGTCCCTGCTTGACCGGCATGTGCTTTCCACGCACAACAAATGGCTGGCCCGTCGCAATGTGCTTAGCGAGCGTCCAAGCGGACATGGACTTGCCATCACCGCCAGCGCCATAGATCAGGACAACCGAG